ACCAGCCATAACGATAGATGGTGAACCGCCTTCTGTCCACACCTTCTGAATTACGTCTTTCAGCAATGTCTCGCTGAATGAACGCAAGTTAGTGGTTGTAGCATCAGTACGAGCTGCATCAGGAATAGTGGTGTATGAAGGATCAGAACCACCAGAGCCTTCGCTTGTATTGGTCTTCAAGAAGGCCAACAAAGCACCAGACTTACGGGCAGATGACGTAGAACCAGCGGCAGCGGCTTGGTTAGCCAACATTGTGGCCTCCATGTCGCGCTTAATTTCCGCAGATTTTTTAGCCATTTGGTAGCTCAATTCTGAGCGACGACCTGCCTTGTCAACTGCTTCCAATGTACCAGCAATGATTACATCCTTACGGCTAATCTGGGTGTAGTTGCCCAAACGAACTGTAGCTGTAACTGCTGTAAAAGAGGTGATGTCATCGCCCTCGATCTGTGCATTGGTTGTAACCGCAGCGGCCAAATCATCTGTTTGCCATTCAAAGAAAGTGTTGGTGACGTTCTCACGACCAACATTGCTCATAAATGGAGTCTCTTCTGGAGAGATCTGATAAATAACGTTTGAAAGGTCCTCCCGAACGCCTTTAGCGTCAAATCGGGTATAGGTATTGGTAATAGCAGCCATGATAAATCCTTAAATAAATTTCTCGAAAAGGGATGCGGCATCTCTGACGCTTCCTGTTTGTGCAAGACGCTTTTTTGCGTTATTTATATCACTAGACTTAGAACTTACGCTACCTGTTGAACCTGGAGTTGCCATCTTTGGCGCTTTTTTAATCTTCGCTTGGAATTCTGGACGTTTACTCATCATCTGGTCATACTTCCACGCTTTGTGAAGCGCCAGTAATGCCCGTGAATCTGTAATTGTGTTCAGTTCCTGCTCTGAAAAGCCCAACTGCTGCCCGTACTCCAACAAAGCTTTTCCTTCTGCTTTGGCTTTCTCTGGAGAAGTCCACTCTGGAATTTTCTCTTTCAAAATTGCAGTTTCCTGCGCCAAAACAGTATTGATCTGCTTTTGCATTTCAACTTCTCGCAATTGATTAAGTCGCATCTGCTCTGCTTGGACAGCGAATTTCTGTTGTTGTCTGCGCTGATGTGATGTCCATTGACGGGCATATTCAGTCGGGTCTTCAACTTCTAAACGATTCCAATCAGGCTCTTGCGGCTCAAACTCTTGCAGTTTTTGCTGTAATTGTCCTAATACCTGTGCGTATGTTTCACGCTCTGCACGTACTTGCTGAAACTCAGACTCCACAAATTTGCGCTCTTCTGCTAGTTTCTGCGTTTTCCGTGTGTAGTCAGCTTCTCGTTGGTAACCTCGGATAAGTTCTTCCTTCGGGACTTCGATTTCTTTACCATCAACTTTGACGATAAACTTCTCATCCCTTGGAGCTTCTTCCTCGGATTCCTCCTCGTTAGCCTCTACTTCCTCAGAAGATTCCAATGCTTCGTCTTGCGGCTCCGCACCTTCCACTTCATCAGACTCAGATTCGGATTGCTCCTCCTCTGGTTGCGCCTCTGCACCAGTGTCAACACCCTCTTGAGCGTCTAGCATGGAAGCAAAGCTTTGCGCTGCTTGATTTACTGTAATCGAACCGACTGCTTGTGCGTTATCGGACATATTTACCTCTTAGTTTAACAATCATTCTGCTTTCGGGGGTCTTCCCCGTCTGCGAACAAGGGCAACTTCTGCCATCTTGCCTGTATCCATGACAGAGCGTAACTTAGCTCTCAAGATGTCTATCGTGGTCAAAAGCAAATAAGCTTGCTCTCTGATAGGACCTTCCATTAATTTGGAAGACCTGATCTCACGATAACAGTCATCTTCAATTCGCTTTAACATCTCATTGAGGAGTTCATCCTCAAGAAGTAGTCTGGCTCTGTCTCCTCTTGCGAGGTTAATTTCTAGATCGTCCATTTACATCATTGGTTGGGGCTGTTGAGGGACTTGCGTCTGGCTCATTGCAGCTTGTTGGCGAATTAATTCTCGGTCACGATTCATTGCGGCATCTATTTCCGCACTTTGAATTTGTACACCATATTTCAATTCTAGCTCATATCTACGCAAAATACCATCTTGTTCAATACGATCTCTTTCACGATCATCAGCCATGAGCATTCTTTCACGATCTAACTGTAATTCAGCGGCTTTCTTTTGAATATCAGCTTGAATAGATTGTGCCTGTACTTGAGCCAATATCTCCTCTGGAGTTGGCTTTGGAGCAGGTGGTTCTGGCAACTGGAAATCATTAGGTAATTGATTGAAATAATTAGCCGAATCTTTAATTCCTGCCAACTGCAACATCTTAGTTAATGTGTTGGTGTACTGTGGTATTGATACAACAGGATTATTAGGACCAGTCTTTTCAATCAACATTTCCTGACGGGCGGCTACCTGATTCAGAATATTAATTCTGTCTTCAATAGTGCCATCACCAACACCAACATTAACAATCACATCCATCTTTGCATCCCATGATCTTGGATCAATAGGAACAAAGGTGTTACGCAAACGCACCATACGGGCACGATCTTGGTTTTCAACAACCAACTTCAGGATGCCAGTAAATAGCTTACGCAAACCAGTTTCAGCAAAGATACGGGCAATCATCTCAATGTGCTGATGAGCGGCATTTACAGTCGCAGAAACAGCGGCTTTGGTGGTGCTTTGGAGAGCATCTGCATCTAACCCTGCGGCAGCTTTAGAAATGCCTGTACGGGTCTGTTTAATGTCATCCAAGTAGTCCAACATTGGGAATGCGGCTTGACCAACAAATGGAGTTGTAAACGGCTGAACCATACCTGGCGCTCTCATGCGAATAACCGCACCAACTTCGGTGTTCAGCACATCTTCCATGTTAGCCTGACCCTCAACAATCGCTGTACGGGGGTGGATAGATTGTGCCAAGGAGTCTAGGATGCCACGTTGAACATTAGACTTGATTCTCTGAATGTCCATAACAACATCGGCAGGACACATACCAAAGAATGTGTGTGGCTCTGGATCTGGGCAGAAGTCAGCAAACTGTCGCTCAGAAACTATCTCATTGCGGATAACTTTGTTGCCTGTACCAATGGTGCAAATCCTACGCATTTCAGCAATGCCATCGCCATCAAAGTCTACCTTTAAGTAGCCCTCAATGTACATAACACTCTTGCTTGATGGGTCACCATTGTTTGCAGTACTGATTACCGCAAATGGGTTACGAGAAGTGTATTCTTGGTTGTTGTCAAAGTCATTACCATTACCAGATTGCTCAACCATTTCCTCATAGTCATAACCCATAGCGACTAGATCGGAAACAGTCTTCATGGTTCTGTGACCAACAAAAGTAGCATCCTCAATAGACTTAGCTCTGCGGTCAATCAAGAACTCTTCTGGTGGCAAAGCCTCAATCTTGACCTTGCCAGATTTAATTCTGCGCTTAATCTCCACATCGTACATCATGGGTGGTGGAGTCATAATGCCTTGAGCTTCATTCATTGGCTCAGTACCAGGCACTGGATACTCACGCACCGCAGAGATCTCTACATTAGGATCACTGGTCAACATCATCATGCTTTGTTCATCAAGCATAGAGAATGACTCTGCACGAACTTCAACAGACTCATCCCACCAGTACTTCACAATACCGCACTTGCGTACCAAAGCATCTTTAAATGCTGAGTGGAGGATCTTAAAGCCAGGATTATCCCGCTTGAAGATGAAGTCAACATAGTCTGTAGCTTGTTCAGCATTCTGAACATCTTCAGGTCCTTGAGGTGCAAACTCAACCACACGCTCTGGACCAAAGAAAATACGCATCAGGCTTGGCAAAATGCCTTGTACTGTATCTCGTACATCCATTGAGACTACTTGTGAACGACCATCTTCTTCGTCACCAAAGAGATCTCCATAGTAGTACTCAGTTGCTAATGCTCGATTGCCACCAATGTCATCATCAATAAAGGATATTGCATCAGTAATTTCGGCAGAGATAACACCTTGAAGTTGCTCTTCAGACATTACCTCATCTTCCTCCATTTGGCCTTGGAGGGTTTCTGCCATCAACATTGGGTTTTCTTGCATATTATTTCCTTATCGTGAGCCGATATAAGGGAGGATTCCAGAGCCAGTATTCTGTAGTAAAGAAGGGATGCCACCAACGTAATTGTTAGCCATACCACCATATGCCATACCTGCTTGCGGGAGCATGAGAGATTTCTCATCTTCTTTAGGATTAAAAGAGTATTTAAATGCGGAGTTAGCCATATCGCCCATTGTGGCGTTTGGATCTGTGATGCCTTTAAAGGCTTCTACTGTTGGGTTAATTTGTTGGTTAACCATACTGCCCATATAGTTGCCAAATTCAGCACCCATAGATGCTGGCGCTGCACCACCACTTGCAACTGCTTCTGACATAGCGCCTTCGGTGGCGGCTGATTTAAGCGATTCCATAAAGGCGGCAAGTAAGGCTTCCATTATTCTTCCTCGTCCATTTCGTATTCTGTTTTAGCCATCATCAACATATTCTGTTGATTCTTGGTCATTTTCTTGGTGATAGGTCCACCAGATAACCATGCGGCACAGGTACGCTCACCTGCACATTTAAAGTCAAACAGCTCACAATAACCCAAATTAGCCGCACCTTGGACATCTTTGGCATAGCCATCAGTCTCTTCATCAATACCTTTTAGGATGCAGTCTAGCATCTCAGGGGTTTGGATAAAGGCAGCGCAATTACCGCAACGCATCTCTTGAACCTCATCTAGAGATACATCCCACATATCAGCAAGGTTCTGCCAGTACTCTTCGTTTTCCTCTTCAGGATTAGCAGGACCATAGTCAACATTCTTGATAGCCCAATTTCGGTTCTTTAAGTTGAACTCAATGTCATAGGTTGCGGTTGGGCATTTCATTTTTTATTCCTAGCAGATATTGCTTTAGCCTTTGCCTTTGCATCAGCCTTTGAACTTGCTCCCCAAGCTTGTAGGCTTTGCAACAAACGAGTGGGGCTTCCATCTGGTTTTCTCTCAGGACCTGGCATACCACCCATTCGAGCAAGAAAAGAAGCTCTTCTTGGATTGTCACCAGACTTTACTGGTGCTTTAAGATTACTGCCTGGATTCTCTCGCTCATAGGACTTACGGCCTTTCTCATTAAGGCCACCTTTAGGGCTCTTACCCTCTTTGCGAGTCCAAGCCGCAGTCATTTTTTCTTAGCAGTCTTAGCCGCTTGTTTAAAGTCTTTGGCAGTAGGAGCGCCCTTAGTGCCAGGTTTACGCATCTTCTCTTTGGAGCCAGCTTTTATGCGTTCTTGTTTTGCATTGATATTGGCGTAAAGACCTTGTTTCATTTCTTGCTCCGATTAGTAGCAGTTCTAGATCCACGTTTAGGCATAGCACGAGCCTCAGACATTGCAATCGCAACAGCTTGGTCACGGGATTTAACCTTTTGACCAGAAGAAGACTTGAGCTTCTTGTCTTTGTACTCACCCATTACCTTGCCAATTTTTTTAGCAGCATCGTCCATTTTCATAGAAATCTCCAGAAAGGTTGCTCAATAGTAACATATTGTGTTAAACAAAAAAAGAGCTACTTATTAGGTAGCTCCAAAGTGGCAACGGCAATCAGACAAGTCCTCGGATTAACCTTTTAATAGGTTTACCCCAAGAATTGTTTGATCCCCATGAGATAGTGGCGGCATCGGAGGCAAATGTCAACACAAAAGCATCAGCCATGTCAGGAGATTTCAATCCTCTCCTGCGAATATCATCCTTGGATTCAATCTTAATCTTGCCGTTAGAGGTAAAGGTGTACCTTACAGTTGCAAGTTCTCCGATTAAATCCTCGTTATTAGGGATCTTGCAGTCTCTTTTCTCTAGCCAAGCTTTGGCTTTGTGCCAGAGTTCTGCTCTTAGATTCAGATAAGTACCGCCCATAGCAGGACTTTCTGACACATTAATCCCACGGCAAGGAAGTTTTAATTCTCTAAGTCGGTCAACAACACCCGCTCCTAGGCCAATAGAGTCAACAAGAATCTCAGCAGGTCTATTCTTGTGGTCACAAGCTTCATATTGAGCCACCACAGCACCTGTTAACTGCATCAAATCCAGATTCCTCCACCGCTCTAGGGTATGGACTACATTGGATTGACGCTTACACAAAACTGACGAGTCTGATCCGAAACGGGCTACGTCTAGTCCCCAGACTATAGGAGCATCTTCATAGGCTCTTGTGTCTCGATGTTTAGCAGATTCAAGTAGTTCCATAGGAATGATGGTGTCATCATCACTACGGGGAAATTCTCCAAGAACACGAATCCTGTAAGCGTTACTTTCCTCGCCATAGCGGGATTTCATGTCCTGAACGTATTCTTTACTGACACGGGTAGAGTCCAGACAGGATACTCTTCTAGTCCACCATTCGTCTTTCAGGCGGTTGTGTGTCTCAAAGAAAAAGCCAGAACTACGTACAGGGTTACCCAGAAGGATGGTCAGAGCGTTATGTCCAGACATAGAACCAGCAGCGGCCTCAAACACTGCTTCAGGAACGCCAGAAGCCTCGTCTGCTACCAACATCACGTTATCAGAGTGAACGCCTTGTAGAGCCTCTGGTTGTTCAGCTCTACTCGTTCTAGCAGAGATAAACGCCTCAGTAGCACTTGCCTTTAGCTCTATCCTCTCTTGTTTGACATCAAGTAGCTCTTGGATAGGTTGAGGTAGTTCTTTGACCCATCTTTTCAGTTCAGCAAACAAAGCATCATAAAGTTGAGCAGAAGTAGGAGCAGTCACCACTACTTTCACTGGATATCTTGTCAACAAGAACCACAACATAGCCCAAGAAGCAGTTGTTGACTTACCCACCCCGTGACCAGAACGAATTGATATCTTCCGCTCACCAGAAGCCACAGCGTTCAAGAAGTCTTGCTGCCACTCATCAGGCTCTACTCCAAGTACTTCTTTGACAAAAAGAACAGGATCAGTCCTATAAAGAGTTATGAATTGGATAAACGGGTTATTCATTGTTTTCCAAAGTGGTTACTTCTTGCACTTTACCCATGTGCTTTAAAGCTTGGAGATGGAGGTCACCCAAAGAGATATTCACTTGGGTCTTAGCAGTGTCTCCATAGTTCTCAGGATCAAGCTTAGAAGCCATCCACTTACGAGTATCCACCTGGAGTCTAGCTTTGTTTACACCACTGTTACTTGTCTCATCAGCCTCATCCGCAATCTCTAGAGCTTCCTCCGCTAACTTCTCAGCCTTTAGCTTACGAGCCTTCAGGACCGCATCCCTTCGCTCATCAGTATGGTTTATCCAGAAAGACAACATAGGTCTAGAACACTCTATGAACTCAGCCAAGCGTCCAATGGTCATTCCTTGCGCTATATGCGATGTCACAAACTCTATCCCTCCCAGACTCTCTATCTTCTTCTCCAACGCTCTCCTCATAGGAAATCCTGCCATATCTTCTCCTTGATTTAATGTCTACAAATTCTAAACTATAAAAAAATTTTTTGGAGGACTCTTTTATTCCTGATAGGGGGTGGGTGGGGGTCTTAGCTCTAATCGATAGGGGGATATGTATGAATCTCCCCTGCCACAGCGCCCCCTCCATTTATTGATAGGGGGGGTAAACCCTTACTGGTAAACCCTACCCTTACGTAGAAACCCTTAAGGGTAAACCCCTAGGCAGAAACCCTATTAGGGTAAACCCTACTGTCTATCCGTACAGCATAGGGTAAACCCTAGGTTGGCATTTAGTTATGATTTATAACTATCTGTCTCATGAGCGCAAAGAGTGTAGGTGTAAGGGTGTCTAAAAGG